GCGTTGAGCCTGGTGCGAGCGTCAATAAGCCCCTGCACGTTGCGGGTAGCCCCTTCCAACTCTTCGCGCAGGCCAGGCACTAGCGAGATGCCGCCTTCGTTCTTCTTGAGCCACTTGGTCGCCGCCTTGGGGTCAAGAACGTCGTTCTTGAGCGCAGCCGTCGTGAAAGCGTCAACAAACGCCGAGCGAACCAGATTGACGCCTTGTTCGCCCGTCGCCGTGATGAAATCGGACACATTGGACTTGTTGCCGATGATCGCGGGTGCAACTTGCTCGACGAACTTCTTGCGGTCCACAGCCGCCAGCGTGGCCGAGTCAAACGGCAGACCGACGCGCTGGAAGTAGGCGTTATCAGCGTTGCGATAGGCGGTGACGAAATCCGGGTCCAGGCTGTCAATATGCCCGTTGACGCGGCGCTTAAGATCAGACAACAGCCGGATGTCAACCGAGTCGTTGGTTTTCCTAAGTTGGTTGTTGATCTCTCGCTTAAGCGAGTCTAAGTCTTGAATCGTAGCGGCGGAGAACTGCGTGCCGCCGGGCCGCACAGATACGCCTTCGGCAGTCAGAATCGGGCTAGGTTCCACGGGCCTAGGCTTAAACGCCTGCTGAACCTTAGAAAAGATCGTGTCAAAAGTCCTGAACCTGTCGGCGGCTTTTTCTCCAACCACAAAGTTATAGATGTCGTCCACCGACGCGGCGGGCAACTCTAGGTTCTTTGCCTTGGCGATATCGAACGCCTCTTGGTACAGCGGCTTAGTAGACGCGCGCGCAGCAGCCTCTTTCTTTTCAATGAGATTGGTAATGCGTTGGCCGAAAATGTTGGGGTCGATTGACTGCCCCTTGTAGGCATCGGCAATCTGCTCATCCAGCGATTTGATGCGTTGCGCCTGCACTTTGGCTAGGTCAGGCCCGACAGCCGTGACAACGGCCTTGCTCGGGTCGCCGAACAGGCGCAATTGGTTCTGCGTCAGCGCAGCCTTAGCCGCCTCGTACTGCGCGCCGTACTGCGCGCGGAACAGCGAGTTTTGAGACGACAGCTTGCGAATCTGCTCGTCGATGACAGGGTTGTTAGCCAGGATAGCCGACAGGGGCAACTGCACGGCGGCAGCGCCGGGTGCTTTGAGCGAGACGCTCTTTTGCGCGCTGATGGCTTCTTCAATAGTCTTAGCGATGTTGGAGTCGGCTTCAATCGCGGCGTTGAAGATGTTGGTGATTCGGCGATCAACTTCCTTGAACACCTCGTTCTCCGGCACGGTGCCGGTGACCTTGTTCCATTGGCCTTTGAGGACATCAAAGCCTTTGCCAGCGAGCGATGCGGCGCGGGGTATTTGCCCCAGGCCATACGCGGTGCCGCCACCGCCAACCACGCCGCCAAGAATACGGCCGGTGGTTTCAGAGCCTAGTTTTGCGCCAGCGTATGCGCCTGCTTCGCCACCAGCTTCGCCGCCAGCACCGACAACGGCTTGCTCTGCGGGCCGCGCGGCGGCTTGACCAAACAGCCCCAGGCGGCGAACAGCCGCGATAGGCGGGAAGAAGTAGGACTCAGGCGATGTAGCGGCTTGCAGACCGCCAGCAATGATGCGCTCGCCGGCCGTCTGTGGCTCGGCACCAGTTGAACCAAGCGCCCGCATAACGCCTTGGTAGACAGGCTCGCGGCCTTGCGTGAAGGCTTGAGTGATGGGTTGTGCAGGAGTTTGACCCATCAAACGCTGGCCAATTTCTAATCCAACATCTAGGGCCGGTTGCGCTATTGACAACGCCGGAATCAATGCCGCCGTAGGTGCCTTTGAATCTGCCGTAACTGATCGTGCTGATCTTGCCACAAGATTTGCAAGCCCTGCCGCCAAACCAGCGGTAGAAGCTGGCCCCTTGCGAAGCGCCTCGACCCGGTAATCGCCCGCAGGCTCGCCCGCGATCATCCGCAGGGTTTCATCAGACAGCGAGGCTAGGTTGCCAGACGAAATAGCTTCTAGTTCGGCGTCGCTCAGTTTGGACAGGTCAACAGCCATTATTTTGCTCCCTTACGACGCGCAAGTTCAGCCGCCGCCTGCTCGGCCAAACTACCCCCGCCCGTAGCTGTGGGCGCTGCACGCAGTTCAGGGAAGTCGAGTGCGGTATTAACGGCTTCGGGGTTGTAGCCTGGCGAACGCAACGCGATCTTGCGCTGCACATCGACTTCGGCATTAGCTTTCTTTGCGGCGACAGTACGGATAGCTGTCAGCGTATCGCGGATTTTTTTCTGGGTGTCTACCCCCGGTGTCGAAGTAAACGCTTTCGATGTCAGATCAATAAGCCCACCAAGAATAGATGGGTCGCCTCCTGCTTGCTCGACATCGCGGCGACTCAACTGGCTATCGCCTAACGCTTTGGCAAGCTGAACCCGCGCGGCGTTGAAAGACACAAAGTTGCCGGTAGCCAGCGAGTCGTTAATCGCTTGCAACGCTTGATCAGCAGAATTGATTGCCTTAAGTTGTGGCTCAATGGTGGCTTGCACATCCCGACGGAACTTCGGAATATCTCCCAGCTGCTTATCGCCTGGCATGACATTTCTAACCTCAACTTTTGGCGACTGTGTTGCTTTCCATTGCTCAAACGTCCCTTTGAAGCTACCGCCCGCAGGTGTTTTGGCATACTCGTATTGCCTAACAGCATCTGGCATCTGCACATCTTTCGGTGCGGTCAGGCGGTTGTACTCAGCTATAAACGCTGCGTTGTGCTCTGGCGATCCAACAGGACCGGCCTGCAAGGCAATAGCGCGCGCGTTGGTCAGCTCGGCGGTAGTTGGCTCTTTACCCTCTTTCGGCGCAGTCAGGCGCTTGTACTCGGCGACAAAAGCGGCGTTGTGCTCTGGCGATCCAACAGGACCAGCCTGCAAGGCAACCGCGCGGGCGTTGGTCAGCTCAGGCGTTGTGGGTTCACGCCCTTCAGCCTTAGTTGTTAGCCGACCCAATTGGGCCGAGTACTCTGCGTTGAACTCCGGTGAACCTGGCGCGCCTTTAAGCGATGCCAGCGCCGCAGCATTACGCATCTCCTGCGTCATTGCCTCGGGGCGTTCGGTAGTCGTCAACCGCGTAAGTTCCGTGCGATACGCGGCGATATACTCAGGCGATCCGGGCGCGCCCACTTGCGCCGCCAACTCACGCGCCAACTGAATCTTCTCGGGTGTAGCTGCGGTGGAAGAAGTCGTCGTCAAGCGCGTAAGCTGAGTGTTGTATTCGGCTGCAAACTCAGGAGTGCCAGGCTGACCTTTAGCCAATGCAAGTTCGCGGGCCAGTTGAATCTTCTCAGGTGTCGCTTGCTGACGCTCTCGGCCTGCTGCGGCCAGCGACGCTTGTCCAGCCGCTGTACGCTGGAAGGTTTGCGCCATTTCGCTTTCCATCTTCCTAGCCACATCAGCCAGTTGCATGGCCCCAACCGTATCGCCAGCCTGGGAGAGCATCTGCACGCCCTGCATGATCGAATTCGGATCGTTGTAGTTGATCTGCCGGGCAATCGAGTTGCGCGTGCTGATCATCTGGAGTTGCGGGTCGGTGCCGCCCAGCGCGCCAGCAAGCTGATACGCCCCGCGACCAATAGCGAAGTTGGCCTGTTGGAACGGGTCAAGTTTTGCGTATTGCAGCGCAGCCTCGCTGGCGCGTTGCGCCTGCGCCTGCTGATACAGCTCGGGCGTGACGCCGAAGAGAGATTGAACGATGTCGGCCATGATCTACCTCTTAGATTCCGAAGTCCATCGAAGAACTGTACTCAAGCGGCCTGCCTTGCCCACCGTAGCCGTAGACGTTGCTAGGGCCATCGCTAAACATAGAACCAGCAGCATTCAAGTAAGGCGACACGGCCCTCTGAAGCGCCGGATTCTGTGACCCCATCGTCAGGGCCGTAGCAAACGGGTTGTAGGCGTCTGCCGCTGCCTGAGACTTTGCCGCGCTTATACTGCCAAGCATAAGCGCGTTAGCGCCCGTGGGGTTGGCAATCCGACCACCCAGCGCCGAGCCAAGCTCCAGCGCATTCTGGCCTTGCGCCTCCAACGAACCAACGCCACCCAGATAAGCCTGGTACGGAGTAAGAGCATTAACCTGGCCTTGGTAGCCTTGCGTGAGCAGGTTGCCTGCGGTGCCGAGCAGACCCGCGCCGAACGTCGTCTGTTGCTGACCGGCTTGCATGGCCTGGGCGGCAAGCGCCGCGTCCTGCTGCGCCAGAGCGTTGTAGTACGCCTCCATCTCAGGCGTCGTAGCACCCAGACCAGCCGCACCGCTAGGCCGAGCGCCGGTAGCGCCCACGGACAAGCCGCTGCGCCCCTGCTGGAACAGCGTGTTCTGAAGTTGCGCCAACTGGCGCTCCCGCGTTGGGGCCAGAAGGTTTTGCTGCTGCGCCATGTACTGCTGTGCGGCCTCTTGGGGCGACTGCGCGAGGTATTGCTGCCCCAGGCCGAACAGACCCTGAGCGCCAGCCTGCAAGGGGGCAAACTGCTGTTGCGCTTGCTCGGCTTGCATTAGCCCTTGACCGGAGAGCGCCATCAGGCGGTCTTGATACGCCCGCATCTCCGGCGAGATGGTGTAGCCCGCGCCAGTAACTTGACCGCCCGGACCGTACTGGAACTGCGACTGCCCGAAGCGCGTCGTGACGCCTACGGGGCGAAAGCGCGCCTCGTTCGCGGAAAGCTGCGCCGCCTCGCGCTGCGCGTTGGCCTGTGTTTCAGCGGCATCTTTGGCGGCTTCGCCTTGGAGGTAACCTCCAAGCAAACCTGCGCCAGCAATAAGAAGCGGGACCATATCAACTCTCCTGTAACGTAATGCAGACTTGACGATTCATCTGCTCAAACTTTTCTTTCGACATGACGCGAGCGAAATAAACCTCATACGTCTTTTCAACATTGCACACCACCGGCCTCGTCTCATAGATAGCGCAAAGATTGTCAGGCGTGAGGTGCATACAGTTCACCTTCTTACAGCACAGCCCGCACTTTTCGCATTTCATTGGTATAGACCATCGCTGAAGTGGTGGGTGATCATTACTCTCTACTCACATCATCATAAGCCCGATCAACACCTTGTACTTCTACCCATTTGCCGACCGGGCATTGCGCGTTTGCAAACCGAACCTTGGCGATTAAAAGGCAACCACACTTTCCACAGACGCCCATAGACTTATGCTCGCAACCTTTACAAATAGCGAGTCGAGCGTAGGCAGAGTCGGTATTGGCAAAGAAGGTCATGACCAAGTAAAGATTACCGCTCCGGCAGAGCCAACCGCACCGTTACTAGCGCCGCAATTGCTGGCGTTTCCACCTGACCCGTACCCGGTGCCGTTTGTGCCACCAAGCGCGGTGTTCCCGCAGGTTGTGTAGCTTTGTCCTGTACTTCCGCTAGGCGAACCACCAGCGCCACCAGCGCCCGTTCCGCAGTTTGGCCCAGGCTGGCCCCCGCTACCACCACCAGCAGAGACAGAGCCGCCACCCCCAGAGATGGATGAAGTGCCCCCAGCACCACCAGCGGTATATCTGTACAAACCAGCAGTCCCGCCCGCGCCTACCGTGATGGTCAGCGTTTCACCCGGAGTTGTAGTCAAGGTTTGGCTAGTCCGATAACCGCCAGAACCCCCGCCCCCGCCGGTAAACGCATCTCCGTTGCTGCCCACGCAGTTAGTCCAACCGCCACCACCAGAGCCACCGCCCCCACCAACAATTGTGCTTACGGTGACGGAATAGATGCCGTTGGGCACCGTCCAGTTAAACGTCCCAGCAGTCGTGTAAGTTTGTGTGCCAGAAGACTCAGGAAAAGACTTCTTCCACGTACCGGCGTCTTTGACCCAGACCTCTTTTACGGTCTTCCACGTACCAGCGTCTTTGACGAAGATTTCCTTCGCCGCCGAAAATGAGCCGCTGTTTTTAACGTAGACATTGGGCATTGCTTAGACCTTGTACCAAATGTCGCCGTCAGAACCGCCCGTTGGGCTTGAAGTAGAAACTGTACGAGCGCCAACAGAGTTAGAACCCACCGTATTGCTGTTAACTGTAGTGCCCGTAATGGTGCCTCCGGTGATTGCCACGGCGCTTGCGTTTTGGGTAGCCATAGTGCCCAAACCCAGGGCCGTGGTTGCCGCCTGCACAAAAGCCGTGGTGGCAATTGCCGTAGTGTTGTTACCGGCGCTTTGAGTAACGGCTATGGTGCCCGTCGGAAGCGCCGGCGTTCCGGTAAAAGTAGGCGAAGCCGTATCAGCCTTCGTCGCCACCGCAACAGCGATGTTGACAAACTCGGTGTTGATCTCCGTGCCCTTGACGATCTTCAGCGGATCGCCAGGCGACAGAGAGTCCTTCGTTGCGAAGTTGGTGCTCTGAACGTAATTACTCATGCCATCTTCCCATCTTTAGATTGAATCTCAATCTTCTGAATTGACAATGCAGTCCCGTCAATATTCGTCTCGTACCCGGTCTGCACGACCTTGCCACTACCCGACGCAGACGCTACCAGCGTTTGCAGGGCGACGCCATTGGAGTAGTAGGCGACAGGCGATCCGTTTGCACCGTACTCGGCGATACCGTATTCAGAGATGCCCTGCGCGGGAATCAGCACGTTGCTAGACAGATAGTTGGTGCTGAAGTCGAAGCCCCACTTTATCGTCACATACTGATTCGACCCGCCAATGACCACCGCCTTGATTTTCTTGAGAATCGAGGTGATGTTCTGATTGCCCAGATCGGCGTGGTTCGTGTAGTACTGGAACCGATAGTTGGCGCCATCGTCTTGATAGCCGGTGTATTTGCCGATGTAGCCGGTCTTGCCGATCAAGAGGTTGCCGTTACGCCGAGATAGCAGCGCCGTCGGTTCAATAGAGTCCCAGGTCGTCGCCCGGAACGAACCGTCCTGCAACTGCGTGCGCGTATCAAAGCAGAACACCTGGCCGATAGCGGGCGTCGTCAGCAAATAGAACGCCTCATATTCGGAATAGACCGACTTCACATTTGAAAGCGTTTCGCTTGCAAGCGCGTCGATCAGGTCGTTGCGTACATTCTTGGACAAGTCGCCCAGCGGCGCTGACTTCTCCACAATCGTCCTGGCAAACGAGCGCACGCCAGAGTTGGACAAGAACAGCACATCCTTGCCGGTTGTCTGCACCGAGTCCCTGGCAATGCAACCGATGCCGCCCACCGTGTCGCTCAGGCTCATGGTCGATGGCGTGGTGGCGTTCTGATACACCAGAATCTGGCGCTTGCCGAAGATGATCAGGAAGCCGTTGTGCGCGGCAAGACCCGTGATCTCGTCCGATCCGTTAGGCCACACCCGGTCCACATTAAGCGACCCGGCGGTGCCAGTACTCCACACATGACCGGCCAGCAGGTCAGAGAAGTAGACCGTCGTCTTGTTCGTGGTGCTGCTGGCTACCCAGAGACGACCAAACGCCGATAGGGCGATGTCAGAGTTGGTCACCGTCCCGGTGTAGCCGGTCTTTTCGCTCACCCGGCGATAAGTCGTGGTGCTGACCGCCGGATCATAGATCAGCGGATCGTGGCCGGATTGGAAGAAGTAGGTGATGCCGTTAAGCGAGGCGCACGACCAGTTGCTGGCCGTGATCGTCGGGGCCGTACCCCCTCCCCCGTAGGTCAGTTCAACAACAGCGTTTGACCCGTCGAGCTTGAACAGCTTGTTATTGCCTGCGAAGAGGACCGTCAGCGTGCCGTCAGACTCCACCAGTTCGTGGATCACGCCAACATCATTTGCGCCCAAGTTTCCCGATGAGGAGTTGACCTTCGTCCAGCCCTTGCGCGAGCCGATCCGGCCATACTGGTCGATGATGCAGTTGGTCGCAACCAGCGCGAAGCCCGCCTGCAAGTCCAGAGGCGAATCCTGCGTGTTCAGCCCGAAAAAGCCTGGGGCCGAAATGCTGACTGATTGCAGCGCCTGGCTCATATTGCGACGAACTCCTGGTTCTCAGGGTAGCGGGTGCTTTCCAGCGCGATGTAGTCCGACAGCATCGAGCGATAGAGCTGATACGCCTCAGACGAGGCCAGACCGCCATCCTCGCCGCGCTCGACCAGCGCCCGAGCGAAGGCGTTTTGCGCCACCAGCACATCAGGCACCAGAACCGAGGTGCTGTCAGACGAGAGCGTTGCCTGCGGCACCGTAAGAGAAAACTGGATCGTGTACACATTGTCCGGGCGAGCGTATAGCACGACCTTGGTGTCGCCGCTGCCGTCTACGCCGTCAAACGCATATGCGTTAGGGATGCCCGAGATCGGTGTCGTGAAGTTCTGGAGCCGGTTCATCTCGACGAAGCTCACATTATTCAATCCCACATTTGAAGTGACATTGATCGCGTCCATGACCTGAAACTTCTGGCCTGCGCCGGTCATCGAGTAGATATAGGTGCCTGCGGTCGTGGTGATGGTCAGCGTCTGGCCCAGCACGTTCCAGGAGTAGGCATCCTCAATCTGGCGCTTGGCGTCGTTGACGAACTTGCCGATCAGCGTTGAGTAGGTCGTCTCATTGGCCGTGGACACCTGCGTCTCGCGCAAGCGAATCAGCACATCATTGATGAGTTGTAGGTAGGTCATTGCCGCGTCAATCCAATCTGTTCAAAAGTGGCAATCACGGAAATGGTAGAGCCTGTCTCGGAAATAGCCGTAACATAATCGCCCTCCTCCAAAACAAAATATTGATTGAGGTCAATCTCGGCAAGCGTTGATTTGGCAGAGAGTGTGTATTCAGTCGTGATTGGTATGGTCACAGCCGCGCTTGCGTCATACCAGCTAAAACTTATGTGCTTGTTTGAGGAACCATTGTTTGATGCGTGAAGAAGCACGCACTTAGCGTAATAGCCGGTCGGCACCGTATACAACGTCGTCGTTGTATTGGCGGTTAAACTTACGCCGACCGAGATGGGCCTCATTTCTTGTTCCTCGCCGAGATAGCCTTGGCTTTCGCTTTTGCGTCTGCTTTGGACGATGCGCCCCAGGCTCGGAGGGACAACAGGAGGCGAGTCGGTTCGCCATCCTTGTACTCAGGCCCAGGCATATTGCCCATTCGCGCTAGGAAGGAGGCCCGTCGCGGGTTGTCGCCTGATTTCACCGGGGCTTTTAGACTCCCCCCGGTAGCGGCATTATAGGACGCTCTGCCCTTGGCGTTCAAGCCGCCTTTAGCGTTCTGGCCCTCTTTTCGCTGCCAGGCGGGGGTTTTCATTTCTTCTTGGCAGTCTTAGCCGACTGCTTGAAGGCTTTGGCCGTAGGAGCGCCCTTGGTGCCAGGCTTACGCATCTTCTCGCCGGAACCGGCTTTGATGCGCTCGCGCTTGGCGGCGATGTTGGCGTAGAGTCCGGGCTTCATTTCTTCTTGGCCTTTCCTGCTTGCGACAGGGCGATAGCCACAGCCTGCTTCTGAGACTTGACTACCGGACCGCCTTTGCCCGAGTGCAAGGTTCCAGCCTTGTACTCGCGCATGACCTTGCTGATCTTCTTCTCAGCCTTGGTCTTTTTCATTTGCTGCGCCCCATCTTCTTCATGGGTGCGGCTTTCATAGGCGGCGCTTTCATGGTCTTACCCATCTTGGCGGCGTACTCTTTAGCCTGCTTCTTGCCCTTTTGAGTGTAGGCGAACTTCTTTTCTCCAACCATCGGCATATCAGTCTCCTTAGATAGTGACTACTTTGCGAGGACGGCCTCGAGGCCGAGCTGGCGCGGAAAAAGGCGTGTCTTCACGCTGCTTGTTAGGGTCGAACTCGGGGGCAGACT